ACCTGTGGTACCAATAAACGGGGCATGTGCTAAGATTTTCATTATAGATAATATAACTAAAATCTTTTAAAAATCAAACTAAATTTATATTAATTTTTCATTAAAAATGTGTGGCCTTTTTAACATAAAACCTTCTAAATCATCTTTTTTTAAATCTTTAATTGAGAAATCAAATTCAGGTTTGAATACTCTTTTGAATCCGTTAATTGGTTCAAATCTCATCAAAAAATCAAATATAAATTCATATTTATCTAATGGTTTAGTGTTATTAGGTCCTTTAATTTGATATATAATACCCCCACCGATAACAACCGCGACGTGCATAAAATTATTACCATCATTAGTTTGTTCTCTCAACACTATCAAATTATTACCATCACTTATTCTACCACAATTATTCATTCTAAACATCATGTCTGAGCTATAAGAACTTTTCAAATCAACCCAATAATGTCCTATGCCGTCTGTACGATAATCAAATAAAATGTCCGATTTTTCAACATAATTATTGAATTTAAAATTGGTTTTTGTGTGGTTAAGCCATTCCAAATATTCAAATTGTATTTCGGTTAATGATTTATTTTCAACAATAGATGTGTCACCGTCATTCATAAAATCTATATAGTTTAAAATACTGTTACCAATATCTAAAACAAATGATGTTGATTTATTTTTTATTTTAATATTTTCACTTTCTATTTTATTTATAATAATATTAGATTTATCTCCAAAAACATTATTTATTGACTCGATATTTCGTGTTTTTGATGCCATTGTTTATTATATTAAAGTTTTTTGTGTGGTATCAACAAATTCATACAGGTTGTGAAATAGATTTGTATTTTTCCATATCTTATTAAATTCTTTTTTAAATAGTTCATGTTCAGGATGATTAGTGTCCCAAATTTGTTTTAATTTAAATTCACCTTCTGAAAATGTTCCCCAATTAGTTATTTTACCAAAAAACACATTTACTTTTTTTCCAAAGATAGAATACATTAAATTGTAAAAGGTTTCCATCTCCATATAGTTACTATCTTGTACAACAAAAGAAGTTTTTACTGATTTTAATCTGTCTATTGTAGAAATAAATTTTAAATTATCTATCAAGGTATCCCATTTACCACCTAATCTAGTTTTGTTTTCATATGTGTCTTTAGTTCCAGCATCTATTGATATTTCACAGCTGGTTATGTATTTATGAACATTTGGCATACTATCCCACATTTCTTTCGTCCACATTGATGCGTTTGTATGAAAGTGTATTATTTTTAATTTTGGATATTTTTTTGGATTAAAATTTCTTAAATAATTTCTAAAACTAACTGAAACAAATGGGTCTCCAGTACCTGTAATATATAAAGTTTTTACGTTTGCTGAATAATATGTATCAATCTCATCTATTGTTTTTTCTATTCGTTCTATTCCCTTACTACTTTCAACAATTAAATCTACTCTACATGATGGACATTTATAATTGCACGTCCTATCAAAATTCATTACAACAGTGGTTGGGGTATTAGATTCAATGATTGGGGTTATATGATTTGAATTTGATTTTAATGAGATTGGTCCAGACGCCACACCATAGTTTAATAATCTACTTAAATATGGACACAATTCTTTGTTACAATATTTAAATGAACCATCCAAAATAGAATTTCTAATATCCACAATTGGTTCACTATTATACACATCTTTTAAAGGAATCTCACTAAATTCTATTTTATTTGGTAACCAAGATGGACAACAAACAAACCCAAAATTATCATGTATTTCTAAAGTAGTAAATGGATTACCACATGTATATTGTTTTAAATCTATCATAATAATTTTTTAATATCACCTTTATTCCCCTTTCTTAATCTATTTTTATCATTTAGATCATATAAATCCTCATAATAAGTAATTGGTATATTAAGTTTAAGTGATAGTTCGTTTAATTCCTCATTCCATTTTATTATATCATTATAACATAATTGAAATATTTTAGAAGGTACTTCCTCATAATAATATTCATTATTTGAATTATAATTTTTTGTTTTTGAAAAATACGTTTGATACGCGTGGGATTCGGCACATTCTAATATATTTTTTCTTGATAATAATATTACCTCATCAAACCCTTTACTTAATTCAAAATTATTTGGGTGATGACATATTATCGTTTTAAGAACTATATTTTTTTCTCCATTATAATTAACTCTTCCCGTGTTATCAAAAGGTTCGAATAATGGATTTAAGTTATTTTTTTTTGCTAATTTATATAATAATGAGGTTGAACCTGTTCTTGGTAATGCTATTATAAGAATACTCATAATAATGTTTTATTAGTTTTTAATTTAGGATAATCAAAATCGGTTTCTGTCATCCAAACATTTAACGCATATCTTATACCATTAGTAACGGGTAACACTCCATGGTATGTAGTAGAACCATTAAAGGATATTGAATCACCTAATTTAAGATTAAAAGTTGACACACCTTCTAATGTTTCAAAATGTATCGGTGGATTTTTATCTTCACATAATGTAAATTCACCTCCCTCAAACTCATCCGATAATACTATAACTGTCGTTAATTCACTTGATTTATCTTTGTGTAAATTAAGGTATCTACCATTATAATATGAGGTTAGACTTATATTAAAATTTTTTAAATTAAACGTTGAATAATCAAACCACAATTTAAAATTTCCGTTTTTGTAGTTAGTTGTTAATAAATCAATTATTCTCAGTTTAAAATCCAAATTGTAAATTCTCCTACAATCCCACTTTTCTGTAGGTTTGTATGAAAATGGTTCACCATATTCAAGACAAAAATCGACTATGTCTTTAGCCGTTTCGCGGTCACAAAAATTATTATTTATGGTATAATTCATATTAGATATGAATTTTTTGGTTTACTATGTGTTAATAAATTACCCTCAGTTATAAATTTATATAATTCGTCAGCGATAAATTTATATCCGTTACTACTTGGGTGTTTACCCGCCGTAGTATTTGTCCAATTAGTATTATCTTGCCACACATCTTTTCTATTAGTATCAATTAATAAATTTACCATTGTTTTATTTCGATACCCCCAATATGTGTTGGTGTCTATCAAATGGGTTTTGTCAACTAAAACATCAATATTTTTATCAATCATTATATCGAACGCATCACAAAAAAGATATCTGATTCCCAATTCTTTAAAAATAAATTGAAGATGTAGTATGTAGTTTTGGTTTACAATATCATAGTATGTATTATTAAACAAATTACTGATATAATAATCTCTAAAATTTTTTTCTGCCCTATTATAGTTTAAGTTATTTCCCTCAACACCATCAAAAATATACTTTAAAAGGTGTTGTTTACTTTTATATCGATCACCCCAAATGTGTAAATTATTTTCATTTGGAAAAAATGGTAATTGGTCTCTTAAACTTGATGACCACATAATAACAACAAAATCATCTTGAGTGATTATTTCATTTTTTAATTGATAGGAAATTGAATTGAATATACAATTATTTGAAAAGGCACCGACACCGTTATTTTTAAATTCACAACTGAGTAATTCCGATAGGTATTTTGGCCAACAATATTTTTGTCTTATGTTTGTTTTTTCTTCGGGTATATCTGTTGTTAACTCTTCATCAACATTACCTCCAACCCCCTCAGTCCAACTATCTCCGTAAGTAAATAACTTCATAACACATACTATGAAATATGTTTTACTTTGATTGCTGTCACAACCGCTTGAAATGCGGTTGCAATTTTTGATTTAACTGTACTTGATAATGGTGCAACAATTGTTTTAATTGTTTGTGCGGGTCTTTCGATTCTTTCTTTTTGTGCCATGATATTTTATTAATTTTTTATAATTTTTATAATTTTTGATTACCTCCATAAAAAAAGCAACCCGGACACCAGTTTGAATGACACCAGTGACCACAATAATTCCAAGGACACCAACATGAGTTGTGCATCACACTGAAATCACCATCACCAATATCAACTAAGAATAAATCTGAAGGTTCATAATCTAAACTATAAATGGTTTTTTGTGCATGTTCCATTTCTAACCCTATAATCTCTATTGTGGTTAGTTCATTAGTATTTGAATCGGTAATTACTAATTTATCACCAACATATAATTTATTAACTTTTTCAAACTTAGTTGATGTAGAATTCTTTTCTTCGATATAATAGGTTGCAGATGGTGAATCTGTCCATGTTCTACCATCAGATAATGTTATTCTAATGTATATGGTATCAACTAATGCAGAAACAACATTTTCTAATGACGTTCCCGTTTGTGATAACGTTTGGTTGTCTTGTATTAAATTACTATCCCAACCAAATACATCGATTTTACTCTGTTCAAATTTTGCGGCGTGATTGTCATTTGTATCAACAAAATCGATTGAACGTACATAATCTCCTAATTTAATATCACCCACATTACTTAATGTACCGTCCATAGTTAAAATAACACTATCATCGTCAGTATGGTAATCAATTGGAGATGAGTTTCCAATTTCTTTGGTGATGTATTTGTATCTACTTTTCTGATTTAATTTATTTGTACCATCAACAAATTCGTCAGCGGTAAACGTTAATGGTATAATTGTTGATTGGGTATATCCACCCATATTAATTACATCTAAGTTCGACCCATATATAATGTCAATACTTCTAATAATTGAATAACGACCTTCTACTAAATTATCTTCAGAAAAAATAAACTCTTGAATCAAATTATTAGAGTCGGTGGAACTCTTTAAACTATTCAAGTCACTTGAATTTGCGACTCTGTATAATGTCGGATATTCGGCAGAATTGTAACTTGGGTTTTTTGATTTTACTAAGATATTTGGTGTTTCCGTAACCGTAAAATCAACCACATCCAACGTATCTAAATTTAATGATTCCGATGAAAAATATGTTTTAGGGGTGTACGTTGTTCCACTCATTAATGAGAAAAATTCAAATTTATTAGCACAATAGGTTTCATCAACTAAAGCGGTGGTATCAAAAGACTGTCTTAATATGAATTTATTATTTGCATCCTCAATATATGGAACTGTAACTGAATTTAATGGTACCAAATGTTCTGTAAATGAGATGTTATTTTCTCCACATTTTTGTTCTAATATTTTTTTAAATCTAAATTGTTCAGTATTTGGTTTATATGCGTCCCCCTCAGTCCAAATGAAGTGAAATTCATTTATATTATTCTCATTTAACATTGTAAATAAAGAACCATAATCCAACAAATCCGCACCTTCGTTGTATATTGTTGTGTTGGTGTTTATTTCTAAAAATTTAACCGTGCCATCTAATTGTAGTAAATCACTACCGATTATAGTTGCTTTCATAATTTTATTTTATCTTATCTATATAAATATATCAAATTAAAGTTTATTTGTAAAGTATTTTTACCATATATATTTATATATTATATTAATGAATTTTCATCTTTTGTTATAACTTTATCTAAATACAAAACATCCACATCTCCCCATTTCTTTTGGGTACATGGGTTGTACAATTTTGAAAAAACCTTTTTACTTATTGGGCAACCACAGTCCCCACAATATGCCGACCATTTAATTCCATTTAAAACCTCTCTTCTATAATCACAACCTAAACACACGTCTAATCTTTTTTGTGCAAGTTCTTCTTGTATAGGTGTTGGGTTAAACGATCTTTTCCAAGCCTCAAATATTTCTTTATAACTAATCATATTAAAGTTTTATTTAATTTGGGTAAATCGTAATGATTATAAATACTATCATATCTTTTTATAAAATTATCATCAAAAACAAGATCACATTCCATATGTTTACTTGAATTTAACGAATGAATTTTAAATGGTTTATTAAGGGTAGTTGAAACCCAATTTTCCAATTTTTCCATTTCTTTAATGTCAAACCATATAATATTTGGGTCATTATTTGTCCAAAACGATAATGGTGTTAATAGAATATCAATCATGTTGACTACGTATCCCTTTGTGTTTGTTTTAAAATATTCCTCTTGTGATTTGTTAAATTTTGATGTAACCGATATGTCAATTTTCTCATCTAATAAATTTAAATCAATTAAGAATTCACATATAATGTCCCATCTTTTTTTCTTAGTTTGTAAATCATCTTTAGTAAAAAAAAATAATTCGTCTAATGTTAGTTTGGAGAATGTTTCAAAAAATCTAACAAACCCTAATCGTTGTAAATCAAATAAAATGTGTTTATAAAGTGAATAAAATCTCTCTTGCCTATCTCTTTTTACTGCGATTATAGGATAATCGTCACCAAACTTTATTCGTAATTTATCAATAGATTCGTGTCCATGATAAATATAATTCATAATATCTGATTTATCTACGGTATTAAAATCAATCTTAGAATTGTCGTTTTCCCACTCACCATTGTTTGTTTTTATATCTAAATTATTAACAATACAAGAATAATGAAACGCTGTTGATGCACACCTTGGTAAACTTAGATAAATGAATTTATTGTCTATTAACATGTTATATTAATGTTTTTTGTTTTTTAAAAATATCATAGTAATCGTATATTTCATCATATTTTTTAATGAAGTTATAATCGACATTTATTTTTGATTTATATTCTTTACTTGACCCGAAAATTTCTAATTTAAAAATTTTTTGTGTTTTTTGGGATACCCAATTTTCCATTTCATCTAATTTATTAAAATCAAACCAAATAATTTTAGGGTCGTTATTATGGTAAACCGACATTGGACTTACCATTGGTAGTAATAACGATTCGAGTGTTTCATTATATTTAAAATAACCAATGTTCTTCAAAAAAATATTAATTAAATTTATCTTAGAATTTTTATCGATAAGGTCGTCTGTTTTATAGAAAAGAATTTCATCAGTTGTTAACTCTAAAAATTTGTTCGATAAATCCATGTTACCATTTCTTTTTAGTTCTCCAATACAATGGTTAAAATATGAAATAAATCTTTCATATTTATTTCGTTTAACTGAAATAATATCATACTCGTTACCAAAAGATTTTTTTAAAGATGTGATTGTTTCATGAAAATGGTTAATTTGATAAACTATATCCATATTTGTTAAATCGTTCAAATTGAACTTTTTGAGTAGTTTATCTGAAGTTTGATTTGCATGTTTAACATTTAACCCATTTCTAAGACAAGAAATGTGAAACGCTGTTGATGCACACCTTGGTAAACTTAGATAAATGAATTTATTGTCTATTAACATGTTATATTAAAGATTTTTTAATAATTTTAGATGGCCACACATTCATGGAATATCTAAACCCATTTGTTACCATACCAACTGAATGTACAATATTAGAATCGAACATAAAAAGACTTCCCTTTTTTTTATTTACCAAATATGTAACATCGTCAATTTTATATTTTATTTCTCCGTTATTATAATCGTCGTTAAGTTGTATTATACATGTAATTGTTGCTCCATTTATAATTTCGTGGCTATCCGGATGCCAATCTAAAAAATCACCATCACCATACCTATTAAAGGAATATTTTGGTATTCCATTATATATGACACCATTGAAAGGGTTTAATTTATTTGACAATTCAATTATTTTATTTGATAAATTCTTAATTAAAAGAATCTCCAATAACTCGTCAACGAAATAACAACCCATTCTTTTATTACCATTATAATCTACATTCTCTTCTAACACTTTTCCATTTACAACGAGTGACGATTTCATTTGTGTTAAATTATTAGAATTACCAATTGAAATTAAGGTATCACATTCTTCGTCAGTTAAAAAATTTTCAATATATTTGATGAACATTATATTAATGATTTTTCTTTTTTAATAAATTCAAAACCCACATTACCAGCCATAACAATTCTATCTACTGTTGAATTAGGTGCATTATTGGGTGAGTGAGCCATATCACCTTCCATTATTATTAAATCACCTTCTTCAGGTCTAATCCAATATTCTTTTTTATTTTTTCCTCTAAAATATATTACCCCATCTTCTCCGTTCATTACATCTGGCATTTGTATGTAATAAACATATGTATAATGAGGAAAAAACGATTTCATTTCTTTATTTATATCGGTATGTTTATGAAATTTATCAACACCCTTTATATCTTCATGTTGAAATTGTATTTGTACGGGGTTTATTGAACGAACCACATTTATCCAAGCATCGGTATTAATTTTATTATATTCTATATTTTTTTCTTTATATAAGTCTTTACAGTGATTAATTCCTATTTGTACGATTTCATCTAATTTTGTTTCAATATTAATTTCACCAATAAAATTTATGTTTTCATTCCATTCTTTTTTATATGCAAATCCATCGGATTTTACATCGGGTTGGGATTGTATTACAGAATATGCTTCCTTTAAGAAAGATGACTTTTCATCTAACTTATTTAATTTTGTTTTCCATAAAAAAGTTGTTTCGTCAAAATATAATTTTTCCATATTAAATAATTTTTTTTGGTTGTTTTTTATTTTTATTAAAAACCAATTGATAATTCCCAACAAAAAAAGTAAGTTCATTAATCTTAGTTTCCGTTAATTCAAACGCGTCCAATAATTCATGGTCATGGTTTAAAATTATAGAACCTTCTTTTGATAAAATTTTATTTAATTTATCGGGTATCGGCATATTAGTACATTCTTTCCAAAATGGTGTATCATTCCTTTCACACAGATAATGATAACGTACAAACATCATATTTTGTTCAGTAACTTCTTTACACCATTTATTATATTTATCTCGTTTAGATTCATCAAAATTAATATCAATTAATTTTTTTAATTGCATTATCACTGACATCAAGGAAGTTGCCTCTAATGGTTCAAGAAAATTATATGATAATCCAATTGCAATACTATTATTAACCCAACTACGTTCGTAACTACCAGGATTAAAATCAAATACTTTTTGAATTTTAATTTCTTGACCTAAATGAGTTTCAATTTCTTTCTTAGCATCTTCGACAGATATATGTTTATCGTTAAACACATATCCACATCCCCATCGATGTTGTAGTGGTACTTTCCACATCCACCCACAATTCATTGATGTTAGTTCTGTAGTTGTTTTTTCTTCAAATTTATATTCATTTGTTTGTGGTAAAAAGAAACCAAATGCTTTATTTAACAACAAATACTTTGAGTAACTTATCCAATTTTCATTGTGTAATTTATCGAAGACTATTCTCGCAAAACCACTACAATCGAAGATAAAATCTAAATCAATAACATCAGAATTATCTAACACAATTGATGTGATGTTTCCATCTATATGATTAATATTTTTTACTGTCCCATCTATATGGTTAATCCCACGTTCTAATGATATTGTTTTTAAATAATTAGCGGTTAATTTTGCGTCAAAATGAAACGCATAACCCGTTTTACCCAATTGGTCTTCACCAATCATTATATGATATATGGTATCATTTAGGGATGTCCAATTAATGAGTTCTAATCCTTTTTTAACCGTTGCACCCGTTTTTACAAAAAAATCTTTTTGGTCGATATCTAATAACATTAACATTTTACCAAAATTGGAGGTTGATCCTTCACCCGCACCTAATATCCCTATTTTAGAACTTTCAATTACGGTGACATTCGTATCTTTCCAAAATTTATTAACAACTAACGCTGTTAACCAACCAGCAGTCCCTCCTCCAATTATTACAATATTTTTCATATTAATCTTCTTTTTTTAAACCGTATTTAATCCATTTATACCAAATTCTCTCATGAAAATAATATTGAATCGGTTTATAAATTAATTCCGCAACACCGAATGCTGCACCAACTTTAATTGACCCACTTATCAACCACATTAATAAGAAACCAATTAACGTACTTACAATTCGATATGAGATTGTTTTTGCAATATGTCTCTTTCTTTCTACTATCATTATCCTTTATTTTCATCGTAAGTAATGGAACCATCCGGTGTCATGTGTCCAGTTCTAATTGCGGTACCACTTATAACCGCAACATCTGCTGGTGGTTCATGATAAATTACATCATATCCAACACCTCTACCATAATTTACCGATTCAATGTCTGGTATGATTGACAATAAAATTTTATCAAAATTATTTGTAAAGAAAGGTTCATTTGATAATCCCTTTAAAATTTGTTGTGCGGTTTTAGGATTATTCTCGTCTTGGTCAACATCTCTAATTGCAACCCAAACATTTTTACCTTGATTTAATTGTTGGTTGATTAACCATTCGTGTCCTTTGTGCCAATTTTGCCATCTTCCGATGTACATTGCATATTTTTTACTCATATATCTAATTTAACTGTTAGTTCAACAAAAGTATCTACCTCTTTTCTGTTAGTGGTATCGATATCTATAAAATTATTATTGGGGGTTTCGTAATCATTTACATGGAAATTTTCACGACCTCTTTCATCTGTCGTGTGAACATATATTTCCTTAACTTGATTATTATTTTTGAATTCTTCTCGTTGGTCACGATATGGTGACACTAAAGAAACGATAACATTGAATCCTTTTTGGCTCATGAATCGAGCAATGTCTTGGGCTCTCTCGATATTTTTTCTTCTACCAAATTCCGAATAGTCTTTATTTTGAAAGATGTCACGCAAATCATCTCCATCAATGTGAATCACATTTTTATTTTCAAAATAGGTGACTAAATGTTTAGCCAATGTAGTTTTTCCTGCGCCAGGTTGACCTGTAAACCAATATATCATAATACTATAATATAGGTAAAAAAATCCAAAAAACCAAACGTTTATTGTATGATTTTTATCACCTTAGTGGTTATAGATAAATGGGTCTCTTTTACGTAGTTCTTCTAATTTCTTCTTAAATTCCTTCTTTCTTTTGCGGTCGGCAAAGTACCTTTTAATCCAATTAATTAACTTCATCATATGTTTTATTTTTTATATATTACGTAATTTCCCATTACCAATAAATCCATTTCCGTATCAAAAAACGTATCAATTGCGTCTTTTGGGGTTAGAACCATTGTCTTATCTTTAACGTTGAATGATGTGTTCAATAATATTGGGAATCCACTGTGTTTTTTGAATTCTTCCAATAACTTATACATCATAGAATGTTTAAATACCGTTTGTACTCTTGCCGTTCCGTCCACATGTGTCACAGCCTTTAATTTAGACCTATATTCGGGTTTAACCAACACTACCTGATTCATGTATGGTATGTCACCATTCATTTCAAAATAGACCTCTTGTTCATCTTTAATTACCATTGGTGCAAATGGTCTAAATCCTTCCCTTTTCTTAATCACTCTATTAATCCTATC